TCGTTATCTGTCGGAAGATTATATGTTCTGCCAATTGTGGCGTAAACTAGGTGGTTCAATTTGGCTCTGCCCGTGGATGAAAACACAACATATCGGCACTTATCATTTCCATGGTGATATGCCTGCCGTAGCCAACTTTGTTGGGGAAATGTAATGATCGTTGGTGTAGTAGGGTTCATCGGTTCTGGAAAAGGAACCGTCGGCGATTTCTTAAAAACTGAATTTGGATTTCACTCTTTAAGTTTTGCCTCCCACCTAAAAGATGTTGCTTCCGTTTTATTCGGTTGGGAAAGGCATCTTTTGGAGGGAGATACAGAAGAGTCTAGAAAATTTAGAGAAAAGCCGGATGGTTTTTGGTCTAAAAAAATCGGTGAACACTTTACACCACGATTAGCATTACAATTACTTGGTACTGAAGCTGGTAGGAATGTATTTCATGAAGATTTTTGGATTTTTTCTTTAGAAAATAAAATCAAAAAATTAGGAGACAATCAAAATGTGGTGGTAACCGACGTTAGATTTAAAAATGAAATAGAATGGCTGAAAAGCAAAAAAGGTATTTTGATAGAAGTTCGCAGAGGTGAAAGGCCGTCTTGGTTTCATATTGCCGCAGATGCGAATAGGTCAAATGGGTCCGCTTTCTCGGAAAAGTTTATGTTAGAAAAAACTGGTGTACATGAATCCGAATGGAGATGGATAGGCAGCGGCGTGGATTATATTATTGATAATAATGATACTCTGGAAAAATTAAAAGGAAGAATCACAAACTGCTTGAAAGGCCATTACGGAAGTGATATAATTGAATCTCTTAAACAGAGGAGTTTGTAATGAAGTTGACAAATAACACCATGAATGTATTGAAGAATTTTTCTACAATTAATCAGAACATTTATGTTAAACCTGGTAATGTTATTGAAACTGTTTCAAAGCAGAAAAATATTTTGGCTAAAGCAACAGTGGAAGAAAACTTTCCACAAGAGTTCGGAATTTACGATCTAAACAATTTTTTGGGTGTTCTATCTCTTTCTAAAGGTACTTTACCTGAACTTGATTTTGAAGATCAAAAAATTATTATCCGCAATCGAGTAGGCAAAAGTAGCACGACATATCATCAATCTAAAAAAGAACTTTTACTTCTTGCCCCTGAGAAAAAAGTCAGCATGGAAAATGCTGAAATTATTTTCACCATCACAGAAGAGGATCTTGATTGGTGTTTGAAAGCTGCATCCGCACTTAACTCGACCAATATCGCTTTTGTTTCTGATGGTGCAAATGTCACAGTTGATGTTTTTAATGTAAAAGATGATTCATCTAACGTAAATACAACAACAATTGCAGAAGGTGATGGCAAAACTTTTAAAATGATTTTTGCTATAGAAAATTTTAAGTTTATTCTCGGATCATATGATGTTACGATTCATTCACGAGGAATTGGGCACTTTAAAAACAAGTCTGTACCAATTGAATATTGGGTTACGACCGAACCTGGTTCTACTTACGGAGTTTAATAATGACTGATATCGTTACACAATATGGTACTTTTAAAGAAGAAGATTTGAAATCGATCAAAGAAGCTTTGAATGAAATTTCAAATGAACTTGACATTATCTCTCAGCACAAAGATGCAATCAAAGATGTTATCAATGCAGTCTTTGACAATTACAAAATACCTAAAAAAGTAATTCGTCGTTTGGCAAAAGCGCATCATAAAAATTCTTTTCAGGAAGAACTTGCGCATGATAGTGAGTTTGAAACTCTTTATATCGGGCTTACGGAGGCGAAATGAATCCAGAACGCAGAGGATTTGCTAAAGGATTAGGGCTAGCCGGATTTGTTGCTGTTGGTGTTGCTGGTTATAAAGAAGTTAAGGAGCGAATTGTATATAAACAAGATGAAGTTCCTAGCGCCGAGTTGGAAAAACAAATTGAAGGAAAACCAGTTCTAGCTTTGATGGCAACATATGGTGAAGAAATAAAAAAAGATTATCAACAAGGGCAGTATATATTTTCTAATGCTCCAACATACAAAGAGGGTACAGAAAAACATGTTGAGGTGAGAATTGTTCCTGGTCCTGATGGCAAACTATACGTAAAAGAAAACGATAGTTGGAGAAAAATATGAATATAGCAATGGTTGCTTCCGGGCAACCTCGATACACAAAATATATTTTCGATAATTATCATAGAATAAAAGATGCAACAAATATAGACCTTTATTTTTACATGTGGAATAATTATATTCTTCGTGATGAAGATAAAAATATTTTTTATGGTGGAGGCCCAGTTGAGGAGCAAATAAAAAAAGGTCTACCTAAAAATTGCGTTATAAAAAAATTCGTAACTGAAAATGAACCTTCTATTGAAAAATTATTCAATAATGAACTGGAATTATTAATAGAAAAATCTCTTGGAGCAAATCATATATTTGAGCCTGATAAAATGAGAACCAGTCTTACTGATCTATATTTTCAAAGATATTCAGCAATGAAAGCTTTTCAATTAATTGACAAAGAATATGATTGTGTTATAAGATATAGACCCGATTGTTTCCTTGCTGATGATGTTTACTTAAAACAAATAAATTTAGATGAAGGAATTTATGTTCCTCGGAACTTAGGAGGAGGAGGTATGAACGATCAATTCGCAATCGGCAATATGAAAAATATGAAAGTATATTTTGATGCGTTCAATAGTTTATTTGTCGATCAAATGAAAAATAAAGAGTTAGTTCAACAAGAATCTTCTTTAAAATATCATCTAATAAAAAATAACATTAATATTCATGGACTACCTAGTAATGCACGATATTTTATAGTAAGAATAGAAAAGGGGGATGGTGGAAAAAAACTTCAAAGAATTTAAATTATTTTATTTTACATTATGGAGACTGTGATTGGAAAACAAACAAGTTTTATGGGTAGAGAAGTATCGCCCGAACAAAGTTGAAGATTGTATCCTTCCCGAAAACATCAAAACTACCTTTCAAGAATATGTTAACAGAAAAGAAATCCCAAATTTGTTACTTGCTGGATCCGCAGGCGTTGGTAAAACAACAATTGCTAAAGCCCTCTGCGAAGAAATTGGCTGCGATTATATCATCATCAATGGGTCAGACGAAAGCGGTATTGACACATTCCGCACCAAAATCAAAAACTATGCATCAGCAATGAGTTTTTCTGGTGACCGAAGGGTCATCATCATTGATGAAGCAGACTATCTAAATCCCAATTCTACACAGCCTGCCCTACGCGGTGCTATTGAAGAGTTTTCAATTAATTGTTCTTTCATTTTCACTTGCAATTTTAAGAACAGGATTATTGAACCTCTTCATTCACGTTGTTCCGTTATTGAATTCAAACTTCAAAATGGGCAAAAGGCTAAGATGGCGGCTCAATTCTTTAAACGTGTTGAATGGATCTTAAAACAAGAAAACATTCCATACGAAAAAGATGTTGTTGCAGCCGTCATTACAAAATACTTTCCTGATAATCGACGTATTCTAAATGAATTACAACGATATTCAGTTTCAGGAGCAATCGATAAAGGTATTTTGTCAAATGTTTCAGACGTAAACATTGCAACGCTTATCAAATCCATTAAAGAAAAAGATTTTGGATCAGCAAGAAAATGGGTCACTTCGAATCTTGACAATGATGCAGCAACCATAATCAGAAAAATATATGATTCGATGTATGAATATTTAACTCCTGACAGCATTCCACCTGCTGTTTTAATCTTGTCAAAATACCAATATCAATCTGCATTCGTGGCGGATCAGGAAATTAACTTAATGGCCTGTTTGACCGAATTTATGGTTGAATGTTCCTTTAAGTGAGAAGGAACATGTTTCAAACGAAAATATATGATTTATTTGGTGATGAAATTCTTTTGAATAGTAAAAGCTGTGTTTATTGTGGAATACAGAAAAAAATAACAGAGTTTCCTAAACATATTCATCGAAATGATGGATACGATTCTAGATGCAAAGAATGCAAAAATAAAAGAGGAAAACTTGTAGATCAAATAAGAAAAAATTCTCCACCAAAACCTGAAATATGTGATTGTTGTGGAAAAAAACCTAAGGAAGGCAATGGTAGAAGAAAAATTGGATTAGCACTTGATCATTGCCCTAAAACTAATACCTTTAGAGGTTGGCTTTGTTTTGATTGTAATCTTGGGATTGGTTTATTAGGTGACGATACTCAAGGATTAAAAAGAGCTTTAGACTATTTGGTGAAACATGACTGACCTATTTAAAGAAATCTTACCAAGCATTCTTCAAACGAAGAAAGACGTTC